ATACCGGCTTAGTAAGAACATTTGCATTATTATCACATAGCGGACAACGAGCATATTTGCCATAATAAAACTCCTGGTGTACATCGCAGAATTTAAGGTGTTTTGCCATGTGTTTTAATTCATCCCCCATAGATCGGCTCTTATTCTCAAAAATCTTTTTCAGAGAATCAACCAGATAAGGAGATAAGTTTTTCCACGGTTTAATCGTTCTTGGTATTTTTACTTTTGGATTGTCTATTACGCATATTCCTCGTTTCATACGTTCTACAATATCCATATCTGGTGTCACAGTCCCACCATGCGGATGAATCCTTGTAAGGGTTTTCCAAATCAAAATTGCCTCTGCGTATGTGTCTGTTTCCTCTGAAAAATCATTTCCTTTCATCAATGGATCTTTGAATAAGTCCATGCAAACTTCGCATTTTTCATCTTCCACGCTCCAACTATCGCAATCTATAAAGTACACATTTCCAGTTTTGTCAAAGAGGATGTTCTGATCGTTCAGATCCCCAATACACACTCCGGCGGAATGTATATCTCTCACGGTGTCCTG